GGCTTCTCGTTCAAGGAAATTTATGAAGCAAACGTCTGACTCCAAGAATGGGCCGATCGTTCTCGATGACTTGGAAGAATATACGCCGCTAGAAGTTAAAAGCAATGTTGCCCAGTTACTTAATCAAGTTAATTGGACTGGCGCTCAAATCGCTAAAGTTTATGGTGTCTCTGACAGTATTATTAATGGTCAAGGTGATCAGCAATCATCAATTCAAATGATGGGTAATGCCTATGTTAAGTCACTTTCTCGATATGCTAAAGCAATTACGGGAGAACTTAATAATAAGCTTAATGCTAATATCACTTTGGATTTGCGGTCTGCAATTGACCCATTAGGCGATGAGTACGCTTCTACAATTGCTAACTTACAGAAGAACGGGACACTTGGTGCTAATCAAGCAGCTTGGTTATTGCAACAAGTCGGATACCTACCAGATGATATGCCTGAAAAAGAACAACCAAAGGTACAAGTTCAGCCCGTTCAAATGGTTTCTTCTGATGATAAGCAATCAACGGAAGGAGGTGATAATGATGACCAAGATTAACGTTAAGGGCGTTATTGTCAGCAATGATGATGCCGATATCTATGATTGGCTTGGATATGATTGTGTTAGCCCTAATCAAGTAGAAGATGTACTTAATAATAGCGATGAGGATATTGAAGTTGATATTGCTAGCGGTGGGGGTAGCGTCTTTGCTGCTTCCGAAATCTATACCATGCTTAAAGCTTATTCAGGTAAGGTAGTAGTTAATATTCAAGGATTAGCTGCTTCTGCTGCTTCTGTTATTGCGATGGCAGGGGATGAAATCAACATGAGTCCTACCAGTCAAATGATGATTCATAAAGCCTCTACTATTTCTATGGGGAATGCGGATGACTTTGCGCATGATTCTAAGATGTTAGATGTTATGGACCAGTCTATTGTTAACGCTTATGAAGCTAAGACGGGAATGGATCGTGACGATATCTTACAGTTAATGGCTAATGAAACTTGGATGACTGCTCAAGATGCAGTTGACAAGGGCTTTGCTGATAATATTTCGGCTGGTTCTAAAACTCCCCAAGTGGTTAATGCTGTTAGCAACCAACCCATTCTTAATTCTACTGCTATCGCAAAAATCAAAACTGTTCTGGCTAAAGCGCGAGATGCCAAGTCTAAAAACGAAGTGGAAACACCGATAAATAACAAAGAAAAGCCAACTCCTAGTCTTAAAGATCAGAAGTTGGCAATTTTACTAGGAGATGAAATTAATGGGAATTAATGAATTAAATGATGCTTGGATTGCCAAGGGTCAAGAAGTATCTGATTTAAACAACAAGTTAAATGCTGCTGTTCTTGATGACAATTTCACTAAAGACAAGTTTGCTGAATTAAAGGAACAACGTGATAACGCTAAAATTCAACGAGATGCTATTAAGGATCAGCTTGACGAAGCACGCGCTCAAAAAGTTAAGGCTATGAAGTCTGAAGACAAGAAGCCTTTAAACAAAAAAGAAATGGATATTAAAGACCAATTTGTTCGTGAATTCAAGGACATGGTTACTTCTGGTAAGACTGGCACGGGTAATGGTGGCCTAACTATTCCGGACGATATTCAATACGCTATTCATCAACTCGTTCGTCAATTTGCCACGTTACAAAACTTGGTAAATGTTGAATCTGTTACTACAACTACCGGTACACGGACATATGAAAAACTAAGTGACATTACACCAATGACCGATTTAGATGATGAAACAGCTACTATTCCAGATATGGACGATCCAGAATTAACACTTATTAAGTATGCTATTCATCGATACGCAGCAATTCAAACTGTTACTAACAGTCTTTTAAAGGATACTGTCGAAAACATCCTTGCTTGGTTGTCAAACTGGGTAGCAAAGAAGGTAACTGTTACTCGTAATGCTAAGATTATCGAAGCAATGGGTAAGCCAGCTAAGAAGCCTACTATCGCAAGCTTTGATGATATCAAAGATCTAGAAAATAACACGTTAGATCCGGCGATTATGTCCAGTTCAAGTTTCGTTACTAATCAATCCGGTTATAATGTCCTTTCTAAGGTTAAGGACGCTCAAGGACGTTATATGCTTCAACGTGACGTAACCCAACCAGATGTGTACCGTTTAGATGGTAAGACTATCACCGTAGTTGCTGACAAATGGTTACCTGACGTAGCGGCTGGCACTCACCCGCTTTACTTTGGTGACTTGAAGCAAGGAATTACGCTTTATGATCGTGAACATATGTCATTGCTTTCAACCAATATTGGTGCTGGCGCATTTGAACATGATCTTTACAAAGTGCGGGTTATTGACCGGTTTGACGTTGAAGTAATTGATGATGGTGCTTGGGCTACTGCTTCATTCAAGGCTGTTGCCAACCAGCAAGCAACCACTCCAGAAGCTTCTGGTAAGACTGTCTAATTGAAAGTGAGTGATCATCATGAGTGATGAAACACCCAGCCTCGATAAGCTGGTACCACGAGTACGTGAAATGCTCTATCTTGATGACGATAGCGATGACCAATTACTAAATTCATACGTCAAAGCGGCAACGTCATTTATCCATAATGCGATTGGTGAAGATGTTAATGGCTTTTATGATGATTCGCGAGTAGTGTCGTTAGTTGATATTGCTGTTATGTCATTAGCAGGAACTTATTATCAAAATCGTTTAGCCTTATCTGATACTCAAACTTATCCCATTGATTTAACAGTTAATAGTATCATTGGTCAATTACGAGGATTAAGGAATTCGTACGATGAGGAGAGTGACAAGAATGAAACTTCCAATCAGCCGGCTGAATCATAAAGTTAAATTTGGCAAGACAGAAACCATTAGTGATGAGTCAATTGAAGGATCACACGAAAGTTTTATCACTCGACAGCAGTTACATTGTGCTTTTTACCAGCGAAGCCAAACTCAACAGTATCAATTACTTGGTACTAAACTTGAAGGAACGATTGTGATTGCTGTTCGTTCCCAATATCATGTTGAAGATGATCTTCAAGCTCAAATAGATGATGATAATACTATCTATAATATTGTTACGATCTCCCGTGATGAAAGCCATTCACCAATAAGATATGACTTAATTACACTAAAGGATACTGGAAAGAAGGTTGGTTAAAGTGGACTTTGCAGCTTCACTAGAAGAATTTGGAAGAAAAGCAGAAAAAATTGCTGTCCCTGATCATGAAACTAGGAAAAGGATGACTGCCGCTGGTGCAGAAGTCCTTGTTTCAAAGTTGAAGGAAGTGACGCAAGAGAAGCACTACCAGCCGGGACGGAAGATAGGGAAGGTTAAACACTTAGCTGATTCGATTATCTTTGAAAATAAAGATATGGGGGATGTGGATAACGGGAATTCCCTGGTTGGGTTTGAAGGGCCAAAAGATAGCGGCATTAATCATGCACGTATTGCTAGATTCTTAAACGATGGAACAGTAAAGATGCGTGGAGACCACTTTATTGATAATACGAGGCGTGATGCCAAAGATAAGGTATTCGAGGCTCAAGCAAAAGTCTATCGAGGTCAGCAAAAATGAAATCTCCTTCACAACAAGCTGAATTACTGATAAAGAATAAGTTTTCGTTAATCGATGAAGTATATCGAGAATCGATTCCTAAAGAAATCATCGGAAATCAAGCCAAAACAATTTGTTTAATAACTGAATGGCTTAATGAGCCTACTTATTATGCAAATGCCACCTTTAAGGGATGGACAATTGGCGTTGAGGTGCAGCTTTTTTATCGAAAAGCATTGAGCGGAGAAGATGTAACAAACTTGGAAATAGAATTAGCAAAGAAATTCGTTCATGATAAATGGACGGTTGAACAATCAAAAGCGCATGTGAAAGATCCTGATACTGGTCAAAGTACCAAGGTCTTTTATTTTGCCAAAGACTTAGTAATAAAAGGAGTGTGAGAAAATGGCAGGAATGTCTATTAAAGGGATCGACTTTGTTATGGCTGGAATTACAGATGACAAAGGTGTTTTAATTACTGATCCCGAAAAAGGCGGATTAGGTCCGAAAGGAATTGCTCTTTGGGACGGTGATGGCGATGGGGCTACTACTGCTAATATCACTGGCCTCGAAGAAGCAGGGCAACAACAATATGCTAACAATAAAGTTAAGCGAATTAATCACGGGGTGCCAACGCCTCAAGTTGCATTAACCATGTTGGATATGCCATATGAAGATGGAAGTAAGATGGTAGGTTATACGAACATTAATGGTGGTCGTGTTCTTTCTAACAATAAACCGCATGTTGCACTTCTTATTGCATCGCATGATTTTGATGGAAACTGGTTCTTTGACGCCTTTGCAAATGGTGAGATGACACTCCCTACACGTAATCATGGAACAAACAATAAGAATGAAACCGATAGTAATGTTGCTTTTACTTATCAGAGCCTGAATCCAATTCCTAACAATGTCTTCTTAAACAAAGAAGGCTCTCAACAATCTTTCAAAGCCTACAATACCGGCGATTCAGCATGGCAAGGCTTTGAGACAATGTTGAAAGAGGTATTCGGTGGCTATTCTGGAGATAATCCAATGGCAAGCTATATCCAAGCTACTGGAACTGGTAGTTTTACAAATACAAATCAGTCCGATGTAAATGAGCCAACTGTTTAGGTAAAAATGAGTCGCCATAGAAATAAACAATACAGTAATGGGCGGCTAAATGGAGGTAAATATGACAGTTAAAATTAACACAAAACAAATTGGTCTTGGAAAACCAATCAATATTCATGCAACAGTAGGAGCGGTCGATAAAGCAGATGAAATGATGATTACATTGCTTTCTTTGGATGCTGAACTTAGTAAATCAGATAAAAATCTAGACAGTAGCGAAGCCATGATTGCTACCCTAAAGAAAGAACGAGAAGTTAATAAAAAGATCTTTGTCTTTCTTCAAGATGTCTTAAAGCTGAGTGATAAACAAGTTGATATGATCAAAGAACGTGTCGATTATCAGCAACTTGGGAGTTATGTAAGTTATGTCTGCAATCGTATTAAAGGTGTACCAGAAGATGCATATAAAAAGGCGATTAATAATAAGAAAAAGGGCCCAAAAGGACAAGAGGAGAAATCCTCCGATCAATAGATTCACTGAAACAGGAAATTGAAGATCGTAATTATCTAAAAAAGCAGCTAATGTTTCAA